AGATATGCATAATAGAGGTTATGATGTCACATTATCCGAAGATAAAACTAAGCTAAATCTAGTGGAAATGTTTCCAGAAGTGGTATGAAGGGTGCATTGGATAGGACACAAGGAAGAAGATAGTTATCAACATTTTATAAAAGTTATCCACATTAAATTGTGGGTAACTTTTTTATGTATTTTTATAAAAACTGTTGACAAATATAGTTTTATGTATTACAATATACTTGTAAATAAGAAATACATAAAAATAACGGAGGTAATAATTATGAGAACATTTGAAAACAAGGCTTTTATGGTAAATGTACAGGGAAATAAGGTTGTTATTACAAATAAGAAATTTGGAGATGTTTATTGTGCTGAAATAACTAATAGTGGTAAGCTTCTTGCAGGTTCATCATTGGCATTAAAATATGCAATGAATTTAAGAACAGAATTTGGATTTTAAAACTTTACAAAAATGGGAGCTTGAAATTTTCTAAGATGGAGAGAACGCACATGACAAATACAGCAATTATATTAGGATATATGCAATTAAATAATTTAGACCCAACTAAAATAATCTTACATACATATGCACAATGGAAGAATTTAGGTTATCAAGTAAAGAAAGGCGAAAAGTCAAAACATAAGATTACAGTGTGGAAACGTTCAACAAAGAAGATTGAGAACGAGGATGGAGATAAAGAAGAAGTTGATACCGGAAGATATTTTTTAAAAGAGCCTGCATTCTTTACACAAGAACAAGTAGAGAGGATAACCAATGAAAGAGATATTTAAACAAATACATAGATTTCAGAATATGGATTTTGAAGAGGGTAAACCATTTGAGTTTACCCTTGAAGGAAAAAGAAAAGAAATAAATACAGAAGATTATATATGTCCTCCAGTTCAGAAAATGGAAGTAGGAAAGTCGTATAAAATCACTGTTAAGAAATATATGACAGAACCTGCAACAGTCAATTTTGATTTTCAGGATAAATGGAATAATGGAAAGCCTATGCCACTTTGCATCATGCAAGGTGAAGTTATAAAAGAAACTAGAGGAATGTATTACATGAGTTTGCAAGGCAAAGCAGAACCTACATCAAAATGCCTTGTATGTGGAAAAACACTTACAAATCCGATTTCTAAACTTTATGGAATAGGTCCAGAATGTTCTGAAAAGGTTGGTATTATAAGAGTAGAAAGTGAAGAAGAAACTAGAGAAAAGTGGAATCAGCTTGTCCAGCAGATTGGGGATATCAAATGGACGGGTTGGGTGATTAAATCTGCAATAAAAGAATGGGAGATGATAGATAATGAATGATTTAGTTAGTAAATATGATGTGTTGCACTTATTATATACTATTTTTGAAAAGTACAGTATGGCAACAGATAAAACGGATATTTTAGGAGGTTTTGGAAAGGAAGTGTTTGATACTATAAAAGCTATGCCTACTATTAATAATATGAATAAGGAGAAACTATAAAATGATTCAATTATTTATTTGGTCTATATTAATGATTACTACAGGTGTATTTATTGGCATTACTATAAATAAATGAAAGGAGAAAATATAAAATGGAAAGTATTACAAGTAATAGTACAAGAAGAGTAACAAAAAAAGAATTGATTGAAGCTATTAACCAATCATTTCCCGATGATGATGTTATGAAGGACAATTATGTAATTGCAGTGGTTACCGAGGTAACATGTCATTATAATGACCCTACACTGCAATCAATACAATTTGGAAAGAAGCTTAACTTTTAGGAGGAAATATAAAATGACAAGAGAAGAATGTGAAATGCTTATTTTACAGCATGTAAAAAAGATAAGAGATATTGCTAAGCAATATGATACAAGCAAAAAGTTTTATTTGACTATGTGTTGTATAAATAACTCAATTCATATTAATAATGAGTTCTGGGATTCCGATACTCCGATAACTATAGGACAACTTGAGAATGGAGGGATAATACGAGATGACAACTAGAGATTATTCAAATAAACAAGAACAGCATATAGCAAAAGTAACTGGCGGAAAAGTACAGAGCAATTCCGGTGGAACAAAGTTCGGAGGAGGTGATGTTCACACAGCTAAGTTCTTCATAGAAGCAAAGACACCTACAAAAGAGCAAACTTCCTTTTCTATTAAAAAAGAGTGGATAACTAAACTACAGGAGCAAACATTTGAACAAGGAAAGGACGAAGGTGTATTAGCTTTTATATTTTCACCTAATGAGAGGGAAAACTTTTATGTGCTAAATGAAAGACAATTTTTAGACTATTTAAGATATAAGGAGGAATTATAATAATGGCAAAGGAAGCATTAGCAGTAAAATATCGACCAAAAGTATTCGAGGACATGACTGAGCAGTCAGCTATTAAAGACATATTAATGAACCAGTTGGAGACAAAGACTTTTCAGCATGGTTATCTTTTTACAGGGCCAGCCGGAACAGGTAAAACTACAAGTGCCAGAATATTCGCTAATATGATAAATGCAGGAAAAGGAAATCCTATTGAAGTGGATGCCGCAAGTAATAGTGGGGTGGATAATATACGACAGATTATAGAGGACGCAAAGAGAAAACCACTTGATGCAGAATACAAGATATTTATAGTGGATGAGTGTCATTCATTATCAAATGGTGCTTGGCAGGCATTATTAAAGACACTTGAAGAACCCCCAAAATTTACTATTTTCATTTTCTGCACAACGGACCCACAGAAAGTGCCTGCAACAATTCTTTCAAGAGTACAACGATACAATTTTCAGAAGATAAGTAATGAAGGAATTGTAAAAAGATTGGAGCATATTTGTGTACTTGAAAACTCCCAAGATTATAATGACCCTGACCTTAGGGATATTGGTGATATAATAAGATATCCCGAAGCATTAGAATATATTGCCAAGGTTTGTAACGGCGGAATGAGAGATGCTATTACCTTACTAGATAAATGTCTTTCATTATCCCATGATTTAACACTGGAAAATGTCTTAAAAACTATAGGTGCAGAAGATTATAATACATTTATATTATTCTTAACAGCCTTACAGAATAAAGAAAAAGGAACCGCTATTACTACAATAGAAAATGTATATAATGCTGGTAAAGATGTAAAGCAGTTTATGAAAGACTTTGCAAAGTTTGTTCTTGAAGTTGAAAAGTATGCACTATATAAGAATTTTGATTATATTAACTTACCTAATACACTTGAGAATGAGTTAGAACAGTTTATTGATGATGCACTATTCAATGTCATGGACTTTGTAGTTTCTTTGAATAGTCAGATTAAATGGGATAGTGACCCTAAGACTTTAGTAGAATTATCTATTTTGATTTATTGTGGAAAGGAGAATTAGGTATGTATGATAATAATCTTTACAAGAAATCTGATAACATTCGCAGAATGATAGATGGAGAACTTAATAGAATTGCTGTCACAGATGATGCGGAGGAAATAATAAGAATGATGGGTTATTTAATGCTCAACATAAATAGATATGCAGAAATTGCAAAATTAAGAATTGGAAAAGACAACATTAGAAAATTAAGTGCTGATGGAAAGTTAAATTTATGATAGGACAGAAGAATAATCTAAATACGGTCACAAATTGGCGAAAGAATAATCAATATTAGTGTATTGTGGAAAGGAGAGTTAATATGATAAAAGCAGGAACGAAGTGCAGAGTATTAGCTGATAGTGAAAATAATTTTAAACCCGGAGATATTGTCGTAGCTTTAGAGGAGGATAATGTGTCATATTGTTGTTTACTTGAAGATTATGACCCTAACAAAAGTATAGGTAACTATAATTTCAATTTATATCATGCTTTATCTGAGTTTGAATTGGAGGCGCTGGATGATAGGACAGAAAAATAATATTAGTACTATTATTAAATGGCGATGTAATAAATCTATTCCCAGGTTCATAATAATATCAGGAGCACAAGGAAGCGGAAGATTAATCTTTGCAAAAATCATTATAAAAATGATAAGTGCAAAAGGAATAATCATGAGAAACAGTATTGCAGAAGTACGAGAAACAATAGAAAATGCTTATACTATTACAGAGCCAACTTGTTATATTTTTAGAGATGCGGACGATATGAAAAATGAAGCAAAAAACGCACTTCTTAAAGTTGTGGAGGAGCCACCTAATAATGCTTATTTTATAATGACAGTTCATAACATTGATAATATGTTAGGTACTATTAGAAGCAGGGGAACAGTTATTAAAATGGAACCATATACACCACAGGAATTAAAGTCAGTATGTGATGATGAATTAAAGCTTGAGTACTGCACTAATATAGGTGAATTACAAGTTGCACACGAAGAAGTGCAGAGAACGGAAGATTGTGTGGATGATGTATTAAAGGCTCTAAGAGAAAAGAGTGGTACTAAACTATTAAAAGCTTGTACACAGTTAAAAGCTAAACAGACAGAGATAGATAAGATTGATTGCTTATTATTTATGAGAGTATTTCAAAAAAGATTTTACAAAATTTACGATTTTTGTAATATTCCTATTACAAGTTTGAATTACATAACAGAATGTAAGAATCAGTTAAATCGTAATGCCATTAATAAAAAATCCAGCATAGAAACTATGCTTATTAAGATATTGGAGGAAATTAAAAATGAGACTTAAAGATGTTACAAGAAGATTTGATAATAGCAAATTCTACAAAGGCAAGTACAAAAAGTTTGAATGTATGATAAATTACTCATCAAATTTAGATTGTTGGTACTACTGCATAGATTCTAATGATGAAAGGGATATACGCTACAACAGTTTATGGGATGAAGTAAACTTTAAAACTCAAGAAGATTGTATAAAAGGTTGTCAGGCTTATATTGATGAGGTGATTATTAAAAATGCAAAAATTTCCAAGAAGATGGGATAAACTCACTTGTATCAATTTTTTACAAAGAAAAATAATAATACTATCTATAGCTTATTACGAATTAAGCCAAAATCTAATAGATGACTCATTATTTGATAAGTACTGTAAACAGCTTGTGAGTATGCATAAGGAGCATGGAGATATATCAGACACAGAATATGGATATGCTTTTGGGAATGATTTTGATGGAAGTACCGGATTTTATTTATATTATAATCTCAATGAGCATGATAAAGAATATTTATATCATATTACTTATCATATTATTCATAATAATTCATTTCCTGAAGCTATTTCTGTAACCCAGCAAACATCTAAAAAGAAAGGAAAGCTATTCTAATGGAATTGTACACTATCAAAGACCTGACAGAAGAAAGAATGTATTTTAATGCCAGAGGCGGAGCTTATCAGAATAAATCAATGGCAATAAAGAAAATGAACTGTCTAAGAGCTAAATATCCCACTCATATTATATATCTTGTAACCTTTGTACCTATCACTTTAGCACCACCATGCCCGAGCTATGGAGTAACAGGAGGAAATAAAACATGAAGCTTGTAGATTTAATGAAACGTATATCTTCCAATGATATTCCACACTTTTTGATATTATTTGGGGAAGAGCAAACAATTCTAAATATATATCTAACACATATATTAGAAGTTACAAAGACTAAACGTATAAGCGCAGATTCAGTATCGTATGTAATGCAAAATATAAACAAGAAAAGATTTGATAAATCTCTCAGACTATATGTAGTTCAAGATGATATGTCATTTTTAAAGGCTGAGGATAGCTGGGAAACTGTACGAAATACACCAACTAAAGATTATATCATTCTTAGATATCATAGCTTAGATAAGCGCTCTGCGTTTGTAAAGAAGAATCAACAAAATTTAGTTGAATTTTCACGTTTAACTAAAGAGGTGTTACAAACATACATATCTAAAGATTTATCCGATTTAAGCGAGAAAAATTCAAGCAAGTTAGTTGAGTATTGCAATTATGATTATGGTAGAATATTGATGGAAATAGATAAAATTAAGCAATATTCGTCTATTAGAACTGATTTGACCCTTGATAGTTGTTTTGAGAGATTAGATAAGCAAGGATTATTTCATAAAGAAATAGGAGATATAACCTTTGAATTAACTAATGCAGTATTAGGTGGATATACAGAAACAGCTATACAGAAACTTGATGAAGCTAAAAGAAAAGGTGAACCTGTTATGATGATTGTATCAATCTTATATACTGGTTTTAGAAACTTATTAGCATATCAAGGATTGGGAAGTAATAAGCAAGGAGCTATAGAACGAACTGGAATGACAAAAGGAGAGTTGTATGGCTGTACTAAGAATGTAGGTGGATATAGTATAACAGAAGTTAAAAGAAATATGCTTAAATGTCAAGAGATAGAATCAGGGATTAAGATGGGAACTATAGATGAAGATATAGCTCTTGAATATGCTGTTTTGTCCTGTCTTGCCTAATAAATTTTTATGTATTTTTATAAAAAAGTGTTGACAAATCTACTTTTATGTATTACAATATACTTGTAAATAAGAAATACATAAAAAACAGGAGGAACAAAGATATGACACATACAACATTGAAGCAGGTAAGACACGATAGATGGGAAGATAACAAAGGTAATTATATTTGGAAAGATGATTTTGGAGCATTTATAATTTATGTAAATGGAACAATGGAAAGAACAGATTCTTTGAAGAAAGCTCTTGAAGTGATGGATTCAGACAGATATTGGAATTAAGAAAGAAGGTGAAAAAATGAATACTTGGCTTATACTATGTATAATAGCATTATTACTGATGATGTTAGTAATATCAGCATTGATGGTTATTTTATTAATTTTACTTTCTCCCGTAAATAAGCAGGAGAGAGAGAGAAAGAAGACAAGGAATAATTAGAATATTTACGAAAGTTGAGGGATAAATATGAACACAAGAACGATATCTAACATTGACCATATTGAGCGTAAGTGCACTTATGATAAAGAATATAATTGCACTTCAAAATGCATATATTATTTGACTTGTATATCAAGTCCATATAAGGAGAAATCTAATGAATGAAGCTAAACAGACAACTTGTAAAAGATGTGGAAGAAAGCTAAGAACAGAAGAAGCTATTAATAGAGGCATGGGGATAACATGCTGGAGAAAATGGCAAAAAGAAAATAATCATAAAAGATTATGGGAGGAGAACAATGACAAAGAAACGTGATATAATAAGTGTGAGTATTCTTATAATTGTATGGATACTTTTTATCACAACAGTAAAATCAGCACAAGATGATTTATATGCAGAAAACACTGAAACTAATAAACAAGTTGCTACAGCTACACCATACATAGAAGAGAATGATACAGACATAGTTCAATCTTGTGAAGTTCATCCTGATTATTGGATGGATAATGATGAGTATGAGTTATTTGCAAAATGTGTTGAGGCGGAAGCTGGGACAGAAGGATTTACTGAAAAACAATATGTTGTAGATGTAATATTAAATAGAGTAGATTCAGATAAGTATCCAAACACTGTAAAAGATGTTATAATGCAGAAACATCAATTCGAGGTGGTAAGTAATGGAAGAATATATGATGTTACACCTACAAAAGAAACATATAGGGCTATTAATACAGAACTTGAAAGTCAGCTTGACAATGAGATAACAGCATTTAGAATGTCTCATTATCATTCATTTGGAACACCTAAGTTCCATTATAAAAATCATTATTTCAGTATAGATTAGCATATAAAATATTTGGTTATCGTGTTATAATAGATAAAAAGGAGGCGGTAACATATATGCAAATTATATTGGATAATATCGCATTAACAGTATATGCATATACAGAGACAGACAATAAATGTACTTTTAGGTATAAGATAAGAGATGGATTTGTTGAGCTGACTGTAGATAAGAAAAGAGTGCATATATTAGATAAAGGGGATGGTCAACATGATTAGATAATACTTCTCCATTAATTTAACATATAAAATCCATAATACAAATCAAAGTGCATCAAGTAGACGGTATAGAAATATACCGTCTACTTTTTTTATTTACAACATTAACAAAACATATTATAATAATTAACAAATATAATACATTATATGTTAAAAATCATAAAAAAGGAGGCGGGATAATGAATACCAGGGAGTTAATGTATAAATTACAAACAGCTCTAAAATCAAAGAATATAATAGTATGTATAAATACATATCAATTTTATTCTCAAGGGCAAAATAGATATATAAAAATGTATACAGTAAAAAAGGGAAAAGAAGAATTAATCAAAACAACATCACAAATAAAAGTGATAAAAACATTGAAAACTATATGGGATGAGGTGAAAGATAATGACTAAAGAAACAGATAAAGAAATAGAAGCAAAGAAGTTATTAAATAATAGACAAATAGTATTTGTACAAGAATATATGAAAACTAATAATATAACACAATCAGCAATAAGTGCAGGATATAGTGCAAAGACAGCAGGACCACAAGGTTGTAGGTTGTTAAAACAAAATAATGTCAGGAGATACATCAATGCCATTAATGAAAGGTTGCAGTCCGGTAGAATTGCAGACATTCAAGAGGTTATGGAATATCTTACTTCTGTTATGAGAGGTGAGCAGAAAGACCAGTTCGATATGGATGTATCTGTACAGGATAGAACACGAGCCGCATCTGAGCTGGCACGTAGATTAGATGTACAATCTAAGAATATCAATGTAGATGCAAGAGTTCTTATAGTTGATGATATTCCGGATGATGTTGAGTTGGAAGAGGAAGATAATGAAGAGTAAGAAAACATCACTTATTAATTGTATAGGTCCAGCTTTCTATAATATCCACAATGATATAAAAAATCATAAACATACATATTATGACTTGACCGGTGGACGAGGCTCTTTAAAGTCCTCAGATGTATCAATAGAAATAGTTTTTGGTATGATGAAAAAGGAAAATGCTGACAAGCATGCAGTCATCTATAGAAAAGTAGGAGATACATTAGAGACTTCTGTATTTGCACAAATTGAATGGGCTATTGATAAATTAGGTGTAGCAAGTGATTGGAAGCTCACTAAATCACCAATGAGAGCAGAATATCTACGAACAGGACAGAGGATTATATTTAAAGGACTGGATAAAGCGGCAAAGTCTAAATCTATCAAAGTACCTTTTGGATATATAGGCTATCTGTGGTTCGAGGAGTTTGATGAGTTTGCAGGCGAAGAAGAAATAAGAAAAGTTCAGCAGTCTGTTATCAGAGGTGGTAATGACTTTATAGTATTCAAATCTATGAACCCACCTAAGTCAAGACAGAACTGGGCTAATGATTATATAGAGAAAGAAAAACTAAGACCTGATACATTAGTATCTCATACTACTTATTTACAAGCACCACCTGAATGGTTAGGACAGCAGTTCATAGATGATGCTGAATGGCTCAAGCAAGTAAATCCTAAAGCATATGAGCATGAGTATTTAGGTATACCAGTTGGAAACGGAACTGAAGTATTTGATAATCTTGAAATCAGAAAGATTACAGATAAAGAGATTGCTAAATGGGATAAGCTATATAGAGGTGTTGACTGGGGTTGGTATCCTGACCCATTCCATTATGGATGCATGTATTATGATAGTGCAAGAATGACCTTATACATCTTTGAGGAATTTAGAACTAACAAGATGAAGAATAAGGATACTGCACAAGTATTATTAGATGATTTCCATTTAGGAAGATTTGATGTTGTAACTTGTGATAGTGCTGAGCAGAAATCAGTGGCAGATTATAGAAGCTATGGAATTAATGCACGAGCGGCGGAAAAAGGACCGGATAGCGTAAGATATGGAATGAAGTGGTTGCAATCTCTTATTAAGATAGTTATAGACCCTATACGATGTCCAAACACTTCTGAAGAATTTAAAAAGTATGAATATGAGTTGGATAAAGATGGAAATCCAACATCAAATTATCCAGATAAAGATAACCATTCGATAGATATGACAAGATATGCTATGGAGCAAGTATGGAAGAGACGAGGTAGGTAATACAACTTTTTATTGTGTTATAAGTTATCAACATTTATAATTATAATAGGGTCATTTAAAAATGAAAGGAGCACAAAGATGATAAAAAAATTACTGAGATTAATACAACAGGCAATTGACAAGATGCTGGGATACACTTCAATCACAAAAGCAATAGACATAGAAGAAACAACTGTATCTACTTCTATGTCAGATGCTTTCACATTATGGAAGCAAATGTACAAAGACCAAAGTCCTTGGCTTGATGAGGATAAAGGTATATATTCATTAGGGTTAGCTAAGCAGATATGTAATTCTTTCCAACAACAGATGTTATCAGAATTGGAAACAAGAATAACTGACCCTGGAATGGATGAAGATGTGGATGAAGATAAAGCTAATCAACCTGATGAAATAACAACACGAGCACAATATCTAAATGATGCTTATAAAAAGAAACTTATTAAGAAATTACCTCAAGCTGTAGAAAAAGCTCTTGCATTAGGTGGTATGATTATAAAGCCTTATATATCAAATAATCAAATCTACTTTGATTTTAGTTTTCAAGGTGATTTTTTACCTATAGCTTTTGATGATGATGGAAATATCACAGATATAGCATTTTATGACCAATTTGTTTCCGGTGAATATGTGTATACAAAGGTAGAGAGACAGACATTTTCTCAAGCAGAAAATAAGATTGTGATTGAGAATAAAGCATTTAAAGCTAAACTGGTACAGTCGGATGATAATGAAGAGCAGGAGTTAGGTAAGGAAATTCCATTAACTGATGTAGATAGATGGGCTACAATATCACAAGAACCAGTTACTATTGAAAATGTAGATAAGCCATTATATGGATTCTTCAAAGTGCCTATTGCAAATAATATAGATTTTGACAGCCCATTAGGTATATCACTATTTAGTCCTGCAGTAGGAATTATAGAAAGAGCAGATAATCAGTTTTCAAGACTTGACTGGGAATATGAAGGTGGACAGCTTGCAGTTGATGTAGACCCTACTGCTGTCACATATTCAACTAATTATTATGGCACACAGATGGAGTTAGACCAGTGTAAGAATAGATTATACAGAAAATTGGATTTAGGTTCAGATGAGACATATAATCAGTGGGCTCCATCTTTGAGAGATAATAATTATATTCAAGGTTTGAATAATTATAAATGCATAATTGAGGATGTTATAGGACTTGCAAGAGGTACTATATCAGACCCAAACAGTGATGCTAAGACAGCTACAGAAATTAAATTGATGAAGCAAAGAACTTACATCACGGTTACAGCTATGCAGAAAGCATTGGAAAATGCTATATTAGACACAGTAAGTGCTATGAATGTATTTGTTGACTTATATGGGCTTTTCGCAGATGGCGATTATGAGACTAAAATTGATTGGAAGGATAGTATACTTACTGATACAGATACAGAGCTTGAACAGAAACTTACAATGGAGAAAGCAGGTATTCTAAGTAAGGCAGAAGTAAGAGCATGGTATACAGGTGAATCTATAACAACTGCTCAATTAGCTATAGATAAGATGCAGCAAGCCCAACAGCAACAGCAACTAAATGATTTATTCACCCAAGTGCCTGAAGCTACATTAGAGAATAATCAAAATGATAATAACGAACCTACACAGAATGAAGGAGATAACAGCTAATGATTAGTGAAGCAGATTTAACAGATTATGCTTATATTGTATCAGCTCGATTTGACGCTATAAATACTCATTACATCAAGCTAATGGCAAAACAGATAAAGGAGATAGGAAAACTATCTCCTTCTAACCTTTTTAGATTACAACAGATGTCCAAAATGCAACAAAATATTGACTCCATTGAATATATGTTAGCACAGGAGACCGGAAAAACATTAGATGAGCTTGATAAAGTATTAGAATTAAGCGGATTATCAGTATATAAAGATGCATATGAACTATATGTTGCTCATAATAGAATACAAATACCTTTTAAACAAAATCAAAATATGATGAATTATATTAGAAGTGTGCAAGGTCTAACACATAATACATTTTTCAATCTGTCTAATACAACTGTTATATTTGAGCCTTATAGAAACCTTGTTGATGTGGCTATTGATGCTATAACAAATGGTATAGATTCATATAATAATATCATACATAAGCAATTAACCGATTCCACACTTCCCCCTAATCTAAGATATGCAGATGAAGGATTAAAAGTAACATATGCAAGTGGGCTTACACGAAGATTAGACAGTGCAGTTAGAATGAATGTATTAGAAGGAGTTAGGCAAGTTAATAATGGTATTCGAGAAAAAGCTGGTGAAGAATTTGGAGCGGATGGTGTAGAAGTATCTGCTCATGCTTTGTGCGCAAGAGACCATATAGATATACAAGGCAAGCAGTTCAGTAAAAAAGAATTTGAGTTACGAAATGAAGAATTAAGGCGTCATATATCCACTTGTAATTGCAAGCATTACACATTTCCAATAATACTAGGAATATCTAAACCAACCTATACTGATAAAGAGCTTAGACAGTATAGAGAGAATAGTGAAAAGCCGGTAAATATTAATGGAAAAGAAATGACAAAGTATCAGGCTACACAAGTTCAACGAAATATGGAGACAGCGATTAGAAAGCAAAAAGATAAATATATCTTTGCGGATACAATGGGTGATACAGAAATGGCTGAGAAGATAAAAAATAATATAAATCAATTACAATCACAGTATAATTCTATATCACAACAAGCTGGGTTATCTCCTAAGATGGATAGAACTTATGTACCTGGGTATACAGGAAAGCAAGTAAAACCTAAGTCAATTAAATTAAGCATATAATCAACAAGTTATCAGCAATCTGTTGATAACTTTTTTAGTTTAATTAATTGTTTATAACTATGTGTATAACTTGTGAATAACTACTTTACAAATGTTGATAACTTGTGTATAATACAATATGAAGTAAACCACAGACCAGAAAGTGGTCTATAACAATTATTTTAGTTGAAAAGGAGCAATAAACATGAAAAACATTTACGAAATTCTTAAATCTTATGGTATTGAAATCCCAGAGGATAAGAAAGAAGCTTTTGACAAGGAAGTTCTTGAGAACTACAAGACAGTGAGTGAGGTTGATACTTTACGAACTAAGCTAAGCAAAGCAGAGACAGAGAGAGATACTATTCAGACAAAATATGATACTGATATAGCTCAGAGAGATGCTGACCTAGTTAGCTTACAAACACAGTTAAAAGATGCCGGTGGAGATGCAGAGAAGTTAGCCACCTTACAAACTAATTTTAATACTCTACAGACAACTTATAATACTGCAAAAGCAGATTATGAGAATCAGTTAGCTGAACAGGCTTATGACTTTGCTATTAAGGAAAATTCATCTAAACTTAAATTTTCTTCTAACTCAGCAAAGAAAGCATTCATGTCAGACTTGAAAGCTAAAAAGTTATCAATGGACAATGGAAAAATCTTAGGATTTGATGATTTTGTAAATGCATACAAGGAGCAGGATGCTGGAGCATTTATCACAGATACCCCAAGCCCTAAAAATGATGAACCAAAACCATCTTTTAGTGGTAAAACAAATCCAAGTGATAAAACAGACCCACAGCCTGAACCAACACAAAAAGAAAGACCAATTATATGGTAGTTATAAGGAAGGAGAAAACTTATGCCAAGAATTGAATCATTATCGGTATTACTTGACCCACAGGGTAAGATGCTTTTATCTGAAGCATACGACGGAGTACTTGAGAACGTACAGAAATCTACTATTTCAGGACAGATTAAGAATCAGGACTTATCTGGAGACCCAACTGCAGGAACAGTAGAAGCAAAGAGATTTGCAAATGCAAAATCTAAGGACTATGGCACAGCACGTAGAGGTGGAGAAGGTGAGAAAGTAAAAGGAGCTACAGTAACAATTCCTATTGATAGAGATAAGGAGTTCGTAGAAGAGATTGAGCAGAAAGATATCTCACTTTTAGGTGTAGATGGACTCATCACTCGTAGAAGTGCCAATCATGCAATGCAGATGGCAAATGAGTTAGATGAGGAGTTCTTTAGAGAGTGTGTAAACTCTGGTACACAGTTTACACCATCAGCAGGAACAACAGCTATTCAGGATATTATTGAGGAGGGTATCGTAACCCTTGAGACACTCAAGAATGATTACATCCAGGGTATTCCGAGAAATATGTTATCAGTTCAGGTTACACCTGCCGTATATAGTCAGATGAGAAAGTACCTGGATGAGAATGTTAATAACGCCAATGTTAATACAGCGGCAGAAGAGTTTACCACCTTTCATGGTGTTAGATTCATGTCTACAATCAATATGCCAGAGAATGTAGAATTTATCGTGCAGGTTGATGGCTCAGTAGCTCAGCCAATTATGTCTAACCCATATTCAGCAGAGAAGATTCCAATGTCTAATGCATATGCTGTTGAGCTTTTCTTCTATTATGGGACTAAGTGTGTCACACCGGAGACTATTCTCTATTATGCCCCAAAGGGTGTTATCGTAGTAACATCCTCTAAAGGTTCCACAAGTGGAAAAACCAAAATCAGTGTAAGTCCTGCTAAAACAGGTTCTAATACATATAAGTATAAGACAGCTAAGACAGTAGATTTACCAAAGATTGGTGCCTCAGTAACTGATTACACTGATTGGGATGGTACAGCAGAAATCGCTGCAACAGACAATGATGAAATTGCTATTGTGGAGATTGAAGCAACTGGAAGCACTGTTGTACGTGCAGGAAAGACACAGGTACAGTCTAACACCGAGGAATAAAGGAGTGTAAATTATGCAATTACTCTTACCTACAGGAGTAATTCTTAATAGTGATAATGATATGGTTATTCAACAGCATCTTAATCATGGTGCTGTTGAATATGTTGAAGAACATAAAACTATAGACAATGAAACAATTAAGAATGAAACTGAAACTTTGCAGAAAGAAATAAAGCCAAAACGAGGACGAAAGTCTACTAAAATTGAAGCATAGAAAGGCGGTGGAATTGAATGTATCTTGATTATAACAAATATAAAGAGTTAGGTGGTACACTCAATGAAACCGCCTTTAATCAACATGAAATTGAAGTCGAAGCAAAGTTAGATTATCTGACAAATGGCAGAATCAGAAAACTAGACATCATCCCAGATGCAGTAGTTAATCTTTGTTTTAGATTGAATATAAATTTTTGGGAGCAGATGAATATAGACCAAGCACAGAATCTAACCAGCTATTCCAATGGCATTGAAAGTTTTGGTTATAGTGCAACGAACAACGAAGGAAAAAGTGTTATAGATACACAGATTATTCAGCTAGTTAATGAATACTTATGGGAGTATCCCGAATTACTTTACAGAGGTAGAAAACAATGGATGCACTGACAATAACAATAGCTAATAGATTAGCTAAAAGTGACAGTATAACGGGGCTTGATGTCTGGTATAAATGCTTCTTGCATAACATCCAATATGCTATTGAGCGTGTTATGGATGTCAATGGAACACAAGTTAGTATGGGTCAAGCATTCACCATTTTAATTCCTTTTGATGATAAGTATAAACCTTATGATGAATGGAAAAATCTTGAAAATAAAGATTCCTATTATACTTTGTCACAAGGAGATTATATATTTTTAAAGGAAGTAAATGAAGATTTTCTACCAAATACCATCATACAGCTTAAAAACAAGCATAAAGGTATGGTGTGCGAAGTAAGAAGTATCATAGAAGTTTCAAAGAGATATGGAGCAACTATCAGATTGAAAGTGAGTGGTGTGTAATGAGTAATGCTAAAGTTACTATCAAACTTTATAACCCACCTGCTACAGTTCATAGATTAGCTGAATCTGATAAAATAGGAAAATTCTTGGCTAGTGAATGGTCAAGATATTTTGCAAAATATACACCAATGCAAGAAGGTATATTAGCCAGTAATATTACAATAGACCCATTCAAAGTCACATATAATTCACCTTATGCTCATTACCAATGGGAAGGAAAATTATATGTCGACCCTATAACAGGCAAAGGTGCTTTCTATGACAAAGATTATGGATTCTGGAGTAGACCTGGTGTACCTAAAGTTCCAACGAATATACCTCTTAATTACAGTAAAGAACAAAATCCACTTGCAACAAGTCATTGGGAAGTTCCTGCTTTTGAGATGTATAAAAATATCGTTGCTAAAAGCGTATCTGAATATATAAGGAGAAATGTTTAAATTATGAATCTTTACAGGCAAGTAAATGAATGGTTGACTGAAAATTATGAGCCTTTAGGACATTGGATGTATTTCAATGCTACACCCATGTTTGTAGGCGCGGTAACAATGAATAGTGTACCTGGAGTTCGTATAGTACAGAAATTTATTGATGGTTCAATGAAGAAAGAACTTGCATTTGCTATAGACATGATTACAAGCTATGATAATTCAGGTACTAGCGATGTAAATATGGAAGCACTGGATGAGGTTCAGAATTTTTCTGAATGGATTGATAAACAATCAATTGACTCTGGACCAGATTTCGGAGAAAAGTGTAGTATAGAAAAAATAGAAGTACTTACAAATGCTCCAACATTATTAGTTGATACAACCAATCAGCTATCTAAATATCAATTTCAAGTAAAAATAACATATACAGAAAGGAAGGAATAAAAATGAAATTAGCACGAGAAGCATTAATGCATTACATTGATAGTTCTTTTGGAACAGGGACTGCAACATGGTTTCTTATTGGTAAAGACATTGACGATATGTCAGTAGAACTAAATCCTGATACAGAGACCACTAAGAATATTTTAGGAGAGACAACTGTAAAAGATAATGGTTATGAGCCTAGCATGTCAGCTGACCCATACTATGCTAATCCAGAAGATAGCATATATGAGAAACTTGTGGATATTGCTATGAATAGACTTAAAGGTGATAAGTGTAAAACTCAGATTCTTGAAGTTATTATCAAGGATACAGCAGAAACCACTCACCAGGCATGGGTAGAAGATGTTATCGTTAAGCCACAATCTTATGGTGGTGATACATCAGGAGTATCAATTCCATTTGATGTACTCTTTGATGGAAATAGAAAAGAAGGTACAGTAACTATTGCGAGTGGTGTGCCTACATTTACACCCAAAAAAGGCTAGTCAGGGGACTAGCGATATAAATTCACAATCATTAGATGATGAACATAAAACCATTATTGATTAGATGCAAGGATAAGGGTATTAATTTATCCTTATCCTATTTTTTATAAGGAGAAAAATTATGGCAGGAATTAAAATTGAAACAGGATTAAAGACATATGATATAGAAGATGAGAATGGAAATGTAAGAGGACAAATCTCATTCAACCCTTCAGATATTAATTTATATCCCCGTGCTCAAGCAATGCAGGAACATATTAAAGAGTATATCAAAGAACTTACAAGTATCAACGAAAATGAAGTTAATATGGTAAATGAGTTCGATAGGATGGATAAACTTATCAAGAATGAAATTAACACGCTTTTTGATGATGAAAATGCAAGTAAGGTTGTATTTGGAAATCAGAGTGCATTATCATCATACAAAGGGATAACATTTGTTGAAAGATTCTTGTTAGCTTTCATGCCAATAATTCAGAAGGAGACAGAAGCTGAGTTTAAGAAGAGTATGAAACACATTGAGAAATATACAAAGCAGGTAGAGTAATATGATTGGTAAGTTACCAACAACCTTAAAAGTTGATAATATTGATTATGAAATCCGCACAGATTATAGAGATATCCTAGTTATTATGCAGGCATGTGTGGATGACGAACTTACAGACATGGAAAAAATAATGGTGGTTCTTTCAATTCTTTTCAAGGATAAGATACCTAAATCAACCGGTACAGCATATGAAAAAGCTTTATGGTTCTTAGATGGAGGTCAGATTCAATCAGAACAATCATCACAGAATCAACATATGCGGCCACAACTATATGACTGGGAACAGGATGAGCAGATTATTTTTTCCGCTATTAATAAAATTGCTGGATATGAGGTAAGAGATGTTAAGTACATGCACTGGTGGACATTTATTGGATTATTCAATGAAATTGGGGAAGGTATGTTCTCCACAGTAGTTCGTATCAGAGAAAAGAAAGCAAAACATAAAAAATTAGAAAAGTGGGAGCGTACTTTCTATAATGATAACAAAGATATTATAGATTTGAAGAAACATAAAAATAAGCGTAGTCAAGCAGAAAAAGATGCTTTGGATGCATTAATTGGATAGAAAGGAGGTGCATAGATAATGGCAGATGGTAAAGTTGTAATTGAGACCGGATTGGATTCTACTGGGTTAAAAAAAGGATTGAACAATCTCAAACCTCAATTCACAGAAATAGGAAATACAAGCACCAAAGCTATGAATCAGATAAGTAATAGCGTGGGCGGTGCAACTAAGTCTATGAGTTCTTTGAAAAGTTCCTTAAAAGGAATTATTGGCACACTAGGTCTTGTATTTAGTTTGAAAGCACTTATTAATTTTGGTCAACAGGCTGTTAATGTGGCATCAGATTTAACTGAAGTTGATGATGTGGTTCAAAAAGCATTTGGAAACATGCGTGGGGAAATGGATGCTCTTGCAGATAGTTCCATTAAGAATTTAGGTATATCAAGACTAGAAGCTTATCAAACTGGCTCTACTTTCATGGCAATGGGAAAGTCAATGCTAACCTCCTCTCAAGATGCTAAAGATATGGCATTAAATTTGACAAAATTAAGCGCTAATATGGCATCTTTCTTTAATACTTCCAATAAATATGCCGCAATTGCATTAAAATCTATATATACTGGTGAAACAGAGACTTTAAAGCAATATGGTGTTGTTATGACCGAAGTAAATCTAAAGCAATTTGCTTTAGCTCAAGGTATTTCAAAATCATATGAGGAAATGTCTCAGTCTGAGAGAGTAATGCTTAGATATCAGTATGTAATACAACAGCTTGGATATATAGGAGATGACTTCATTGATACCCAAGATTCATGGGCTAACCAGACAAGAGTATTAAGTGAGCAATGGAAAGAATTTCTAGGAGTATTAGGTACTGGAATAATCACTATATTAACTCCTTTAGTTAAAGCACTTAATATGGTTCTGGGTCGTATGATTGCTATAGCTAAATCTATAGGTTCTGTACTATCCAACGTATTTGGTATACAGGTTCAAAGTGCTAATCAAGTTAGTGGGACTGTATCAGATACAGCAGATGCTTTTGATGATGCTTCCACAGCAGTTGGTGATTATGATAAAGCCACTAAGAAAGCATCTAAGACAGCTTCAAAATCATTGGCTTCCTTTGATAAATTAAATAACACAATGACTTCACAATCTGATAGTGGCACAGGCACAGGAGGCGCTGGTGGAGGTGGTGGTATTACAACACCTAACATTAACTCAGGCGCAGATTCTGCTCTAACTCAAGCAAATTCTAAAATTAATACAGTTTTGGATAATGTTAAAAAACGATTATTGGAGCTTGTAGATTTGGTCAAGAAAGGCTTCAAAAATGGATTAGGAACTGATTTTGATGCTAGTATTAAAAGAACTGAGAAACATCTTGCAAGTATTGGTAAGCAATTACAAGATATTTTCACCAATCCGAATGTTATAAATGCGGCAAATAATTGGGCTAATAATGTTGCATATGCTTTAGGACAGCTTGCAGGAAGCATGATTAGTATAGGTCAGACAATAATTGAAAATCTGGTTGGTGGAGTTGATAGCTTTTTATCCAAAGACAGTGGATATATTACTGACAGAATAGTTGGATTATTTGATATATCAAGTAGAGTAGCTCAAATTACCGGAAACTTATCAACAGCTATAGCAGAGATATTTACTGTATTTAGAAGCGATACTGCTAAAAATATAACTGGAGATTTCATGGGAATTAATGCAGATTTAGCATTAGGTTTTATGGAATTAACCGGAAGATTATCCTCAGATTTATATAATTTAATTGCTCAACCAATTATTGATAATAAAGATAAAATTCAACAAGCTGTAATGGGATTGCTTGAACCTATATCCATTGCGATGGATACAATTCATGGAGCAATAAAAAATACATTTGAACAGATTTTTAATGTCTATGATGAATATTTAGCTCCAGCTTTTCAAAATATAACAGACGGATTTAGCAGTTTAGTGAGTAGTCTTTTAGATGTATGGAACAGTCAAGTAGCTCCATTTTTAACAACAGTAGCAACAGCAATTCAAACATTGTGGGAAACTCATCTTCAACCTTTTGTTAATAATCTAATTACACTTGTTGGAAAGATAGTGCTTGCAATAAGTGAATTATGGAAAAATGTACTTGAACCATTAATTGCATGGATTGTTGCTAATGTAGTTCCAGTTATAACTCCTATTTTGGAAACAATGGTGAAGACTGTATCATCAATTATAGGCACTATAGCTGATATTTTATCAGGCATAATGGAAACTCTTGGTGGAATTATAGATTTTATTACAGGTGTATTCACTGGTGATTGGTCATTAGCTTGGCAAGGAGTTCAGGAAATATTCACAGGAATTTGGAATGCATTAACTGGATTTATCTCAGGTATATGGTCAACTATTGAGTCAATTTTCACTGGAGCAATTTCAATAATTGTACAGTTCATACAAACTGGATTCAATGCGGCAAAGACTGTTATTACAACCATTTTTGGAGGTATTAAAACTTTCATCTCAAATACGTGGAGTGGCATTAAATCTATAGTGATAGGGGCTGTCAATGTACTTAAATCATATGTAATAAATGGATTTAATTATATAAAAAGTGGTATTACTGGTGTGATGAATACTATTCTATCTATTATTTCTGGAATATGGAGAGGAATATATAATGTGGCTAGAACATATATCAATTATGTTCTAAGTGGCATACAAAGCATGGTTAATGGAATAATTGGAGGTCTTAATTCTATGATTAGGGCACTTAACCATTTACATTTCAGCATTCCGGATTGGGTTCCTGGATTAGGTGGTAAGTCATTAGGATTTAATCTTGGCACTATATCAAGAGTTAGCTTGCCTAGACTTGCAACTGGAGCAGTGCTTCCAGCAAATCAACCATTCTTGTCTGTTGTAGGTGACCAGAAACATGGAACTAATATTGAGGCACCATTGGATACAATTAAGCAAGCATTAAAAGAGACTTTGCAGGGTATGAATATGTCAGATAACTCACCAATAGTGATTGAAATTGATGGAAAAGAAGTATTTAGAGCTATTAGAAATCAAGATAGACAATTCATAAAGCAAACCGGTAAAAGTGCATTTTCTTATTAAGGAGGAAAAGTATGAGCTATAATGGATACTTAATTAAAATAGGTACTTTTACTTTTCCTCTCAAACATATTGAGTATGGAACATATAAAGTAAAAGTAAACGGACAAGATATAGATAGTTTCAGAAATGCAAACGGAATATTAACAAGAAACGCTTTAGAGCACATGCCCTTATCCATATCATTTGATATATTGGATGGTCTTGACAATGAAACTTTTGAAAAAGATATCATGAAGCCCATGCGAGACAGATACGAAAATAGCAATGAAAAAGATGTTACTATGGAAGTATTTGTACCAGAAATAAATGGTTATATCACTCAAAAAGTATATAAAGTTGATACTGAATTTACCATAGACGATATTGAAGAAAATTTAGTTTATTACGATACAGTATCATTTGAATTTGTAGGTTACTAAGGAGGATGTATGATAGATTATAAGTATTATGATTTATTTGATAAGTCATCTGTGGACAAGCAACTAAAAATTGTATGTCAAGATGGAACTATTTTGACAAATAAAAATTTCTCATCTACATCCAGTGATTTCTCACTGTCGGAGTCATTATGCTCTGACAGTAAGTTATCGTTTGGTAAATGTGAGTCAGCTTGTCTGAAAATCAAAATAGCTAATACAATAAATTCATTAAAAGGTCAAACGTTACAAGTTACTGAAACTTTAAACAATAAAAATGATGTGCCTTTCAAAATTGGTACATACATAGTTGATGAAGATACATTGACAAGCGATAAAAAATATAGAAACATTACAGCTTATGATAGATTGTACTCAGTATCATCCATGAATGTAAGTGATTGGTATAGTAAGTTATTTCCTAGCAAGCAAGTGCCATTAATTAGATATGAAAATGTTACTAAAGAATGGACATATACTGGTATAGATGGAAAAGAAGTAACTGAGTATTACGAGGAGCTTGAACCTATAACTTATTATCAAACCGAGTATGAGTCTATAACACTGAAAGCTTTTAGAGATTCATTTTTTAAATATATTGGTTTAACTCAACAATCAACTACATTGGTTAATGACAACATGAAAGTATCAAAATCAGTAGATGATATTGACTTGACTGCTAAAGATGTACTTGAAGCAATTTGTGAAATTAATGGTGTCTTTGGAAAAATGTCCAGAGAAGATGTATTTATATATGTAGAACTAAAATCATTTTCAAGAGGATTATTCCCAAGCAAGACTTTATACCCAAATAGTTCATTATTTCCGCAAAAACCTGGAAATGTTGATACTCGTAGATTACCAATGGGTGAATATAAGACACTTCAAGTGGGAGATACTAATTTTGAACAAATTACAAAATTACAAATACGACAAAGTGAAGATGATATTGGTTATATTGCTGGAGATGATACCGGAGTAAGCTACATTATTCAAGGTAATTTTCTAACATATTCATCAGGAACTGATGAATTAAAAACTATTGCTAATAATGTTCTTTCCAAAATATCCAAAGTAATTTTTAATCCGATAAATATTACATTGCAAGGTAATCCTTGTGTAGAGACTGGTGATACTATTAGAATAGTAGATACGAATAATAAGGTATATATGTCTTATGTGCTACAGAGAACATTAACAGGTATTCAGATGCTTATGGATAGCATTATATCAGAAGGTGACCAATCTCTTGCAGAAGTTAATGGTATACATCATGACATTATCAAGTTGCAAGGAAAGACGAATGAGTTATCCCGTCTTGTTGAAGGAACATCATCTACTTTAAATGATTATGCTAAAGGATTAAAATCTGAAATAGCACAAAAGACAGACTCATTAAAACTTAGTGTGGCAAAATCATTCGCTGTCACTGATGAGACAATTAAGAAAGTGCAAGCAGACCTTGAACTTAAAATTGATAAAGACGATAACGGTCAGATTATATCAATGATAAACGCAAGTGCAGATGTTATTAATCTAACTGGCAATCGCTTGACACTTGGTTCTGATAATTGTACAATTACTAAAGATGGAACTATAACCGCTAAAAATGCTTTACTGAGCGGTTCATTCCAGTGTGGAGATTATACAAGCAAACAAGGACAGTTCTTTTACGCATCTAATACAGGAGATTGTAGTGCTCAAACATTAAAACTATACACAAGCTTGGGTATAGGTACAGAGGTAGGTACTGACCAATATTTTGCAGAAATGACCTCATCCTCAGATGAATTTTTAGCATATTTTGGATTAGTCTCAAGCAACTATATGCGTATGAGAATAGATGCATCTACATCCACTATTGAGGGTTATGATGGAGAAAGAAACACAGCATGGCTAACAATGTATGGTGATGTATGGAATGAGCAAAGCAAAGGAAAAGACACCGCCTATATGGGCAATAATCTATATATAGATGGAAAATTCCAAGTTAAAGGTAATTCATATTTTAATGTGCCACAGGTTATATTGAAGTCCACCTGGTGGGGTGAAGGACATCCTGCAATGATTATGGACCATGAACTTACATTCCATTGGTATGATAGTAACATATATGTTTATATAGATAAAACACAAATAGGATATCTTAATATCACAAGAACTTAATATAAGGAGAAATTAAACATGGAAAAACCAGCAAGCTTATTAATTGAAGAAACAAGACACGACATAATCAACATCTTGAATGAATCTAAACTTCATTCAAGCATACTTGAGTTAATTATGAGGGATATAATGAATGATGTTACCAATGCTTCAGCAAGAGTTAAAAATAAAGAACTTGAAGAGTACAATAACAAAGTACTTGAAGAAGCAAAAAATAATTCAGAAAACGAGCAAACACAAAATAATTCAGAAAATAAGGAGGAATAAATATGGCATTTGTTGATGATTATAACCCAATTAACTTTGTAGATTTACCAAGTGAAACCACTCCCATTGATGCTACTAATCTTAATAAAATGGATAAGCAGATTAAGAAATTGAGCACATTTGCTTCAACTACAGATAATCTAGGATTATCTGTAGTAAATGGCAAAGTAAATATAACATATGAAAGGAATGAGTAATTATGAGTGCAATAACAAGTCCAATCATCTTAGACGAAACCGGAAAAGCTATAGTTGAAGCTATTAAAGCGTTAAAGACAAGTACAGGAAATATATGCTATGGAATGCATATAGATGGAAATGAAAGTGACCCTTCGGCTAAAGTAACCTATTTAAGAGATGCAGTAGGAATGACACCTGCTAAAATGAATTTTTCCACAGGAGTATTTTCGTATGGTTCATGGGGGAATGCATTCTTTATTCCTCGTCCATGTATGCTTAAAACAGATTGCACTGTAGATTATTATTTGAATCCTAACGACTATTCAAAAAAGATAAATGGAAGTTTATCTGATATAACTAATACATCTTATGATGGAAATGCTATGATAGAGTGGGGAAAAGATGGAAGAAGAATATATACGAAAATAGTTCCAGACGAAAATGATTCTACATCTGCAAGCATCTATATAGCAAATTATAAAGAAGACGATAATTTCCAGGATTGGTGCTTTAAGGATAAAAATGGAAGAGACATACCTCATTTTTATACACCTTGTTTTGAAGGTTCATTAGATACAGGCAATAAATTAAGGTCTTTAAGTGGACAGACATTGATGAAATCAAAAACAGTATCACAAGAGATGTCCTATGCAAAAGGTAATGGTAGTGATTATAATATTGAAGTATTCAGTGATTTTCAGCTTATAAGTTTTTTGCTTATTTTGATGGGAAAATCAACAGATGTTCAATCAGTATATGGATTAGGAATGAGCAAAAATAGTTATGATGAATCCTTATTGTTAAAATCAGGTACAATGAATACAAAAGGACTTTTCTGGGGAGAAAATACTGGAAAAGCAGGTGTCAAAGTCTTTGGTATGGAAAATTTCTATGGAAATCAATGGAGACGAACACTTGGGTTAATACTAGACCACTCAACACTAAAGTATAAATTAACCGAATCTACAATAGATGGTTCAACAGCTAATGGTTATAATACAGATGGTTCTGGATATCTTTCAGTATTAGATTCAGCTCCAGTTGGAACAACTGGCGGATATATTAAGTTTATGAAATTTACAGGGGATGGAATGTTTCCAAAAGAAGCAAGTGGTTCTTCCAACACTTATTTTCCTGATGGATATTGGTTTAATATAAAACAAATAAACCTCGCTTATTATGGGGGCAATTTGGGTTTGAGCAATAGTCATCTTGTGGGCTTGTGCGTTGATTTGGGCAGTGATGCTTCTATTGCTGGCTGGCGCATTGGCGCGGGTCTTTCTTGTAAGCCTAGTAAATAAAAAATATGATAAGGAAAGGAATGAACAATATGACGGACTATGTATATGTAGATAATTTTTCCACAATAAAACCCAGTGAGATAGACACTACATCAAGTAATGTATATGTATATCAAAGAAAAAATATTGAACTTGTGCCTGAAATGAAAGGAGATGATGGGCAGACGATTGCTAAACATTGGAGACACCAGGAAAGAAAATTAAATCATGATGAATATTCTAGATATCTTATAGCAATGGAACAGGTACAAGCAATCAATGAACATTCAGACAATGAAGCCATTGACAATTACACTATGGAATTAATGCAGGAAGGAATAATTTAATATGGAAAAAACATTTAGAATCTTAGTTCAAAGTTTGAAACGTTTATATCAAGCTAACCCTCAGAGGGTCACAAAGAAGGATATTGATAAGCGATTAAAAAATGGAACTATAAATCAAGAAGAATATGATTATATTCTCAATTAATGTATGTACAAAATGATATATAAAAATGTTATAATACATAAAAAGAAAGGAGAATTGTAATTATGATTTTAGTTGGTTCAGCTAGGCATGATGAAAGAGGAAAGTACTCAGGCGGAACAGCTGGTGACCAGACAGGTCAAGAAGTAACAACTCAAAAATTCTATATTCATAGAAAAGGTTGGATTGTGTTGAGACCTAAATCTGTAAGTCATGCAAATGCAATTGGAACAAAAATGTATAATGCTTGTGGTAATCCTAATATAGGATATGACCAGTACAATCGGTTAGGTGTGGTAACACATGGCATTGGTACTACTACACCAACAGAATGTGATTGCTCGTCACTTGCTAGAGAGTGTGTTAAAGAAGCCACTAATGTAGACCCAGGAAATTTCACTACAGCTAATGAGAAATCAAAGTTACTGGCTACAGGATTATTTGACAATCTTGGACAGTATAGAAGTGGAATGAAGCTTTATAAAGGTGATATACTTGTTACTTGCACCAAAGGACATACTGTAATAGTAACAAGCTCTGATTATTCCAGAGATACACCTGCACCTAAACCATATATTCCCACAGTTAGTAATGAGTACTATAATGTAGGTACTAATTATACATTACAAGTTGAGCTTAAAGTTCGTACAGGAGCAGGCACTAATTATAGAGCTAAGAGACATTCAGAATTAACTTCTGGAGGTAGAGCACATGATAACGACAATGATGGTGCACTAAACAAAGGAACAGTCGTGACTTGTCAACAGGTAACAAAAATCGGAAATGATGTTTGGATTAAATGTCCATCCGGATGGCTTGCCGCATACTATCAAGGACATAGATATGTCAGTTAGTAGGTGATATATGATTTCAATAGTTGTAGCGTTAATAACTGGTGGATTATCCTTCATTGGGATTATATACACATCCAAGCAACAGCATAGTATCACGATTGAGGAAGTCAAAAATGAGGTAGCTCTTATAAAGAAGGATATTAAGAGTTTAGAAGAAAAACAAGATAAGCATAATTCATTAATTGAACGAGTGTATAACATTGAAGCCACATTGAAAGTTATGGACAATCGTGAGAAATTAACTGAACGCCGAATTGAAGATTTAAAGAAAAAAGAAGGTGAATAAAGAATGAGAAATCTTATGCTAAATGACAAAACATATAGCTTGTTAAAATGGGTAGCATTAATTCTGCTTCCTGCTTTGGGTACTTTGTACTTTGCGCTTGCAAGCATATGGGGACTACCTTTTGGTGAACAGATTGTTGGTACTATTACAGCGATTGATACTTTTTTAGGTGCAATTCTTGGTATTAGTACTAATAATTATAAGAAGAATGGAGGAACTAATTAATGGAAGAAAAGGACAGCTTAGCTAGTGAGCTTTTACATTTGGTAAAGACTCAAGCACGTAGGTGGTTTATTGCATTTATCATTGTACTTATAATGCTATTTGCCACAAATCTTGCATGGCTATATGCATGGAATCTACCTAGTGAAGAATCAACTTCCGAGTCTTATGACATACAATCGGAAGATAATGGAAATGCAGTATATAATGAAAGTGGAGGTGTGAATATTGGCACGAGTGAGAGTGACGAAGACTAGAACAGTAAAACGTACCAACAGACCTCGTTCAAGAAGAAGGTCGAAGAGGTAATAAATAACAATTTCAGAATTTACCAAACCAGAGCTTGACTATTTTAGACAGAATTGTAATTTTGTAAATCTTGAAATTAAGTTGTTTGAAGAAAGAGCTAAAGGGATTTCATTAGAGCAAATTGCTGAAGATTTACATATCTCTTATGATTATGCTAGACAGTTAAGTAGAAAAGTTAATAAGAAGATTCTCAAAGTCTTATAATAACACATTGAGTACACATTTAACACATTGTTAGATGTGTACTTTTTTATTATATTAAAGTTAAGAAGGAGGAAATATTTATGACAGTAGAAGATATTTTTAATAATTTGGTTTCTAACGAAAAATTAAATACAATTCCTTCAGCTTACATTGTTAAGATTGCTTTAGAAACCATTAAAATATTAGAGCAAAATAATTTAATAGATTTGGAGGATAAACATGAATCCATATAATAATTATAATATGGGAATGAATAATTTCTATCCCAATCAATTTTCCACATTAACTCAACCTCAAATGCCTACACAAAACCTTATTAGGGTTAATGGCATTGATGGGGCTAAAGCTTATCAGATGTCAGCTAATAACACAGTGGCATTATTCGATACTAATGAGGATATCATGTATGTAAAGTCAACAGATGGTGCTGGCTTTCCATCTATACGGACATTTTCATTTACGGAAATAAAAGAAAACACAAAAGTATCACAAAATAGTGATTATATAAGCAGACAAGAATTTGAAGATTTTAAAAAGGAGCTGATGAACAATGGCAAGCAGTCTATTTCAAGGTCAAAATCAAATCTCACAACAGATAAATCCGCAGATAATTAATCAGGCAAAAGCTATGATGAATAATCTAAATCAAGTTAAAGGAATAATGAACATGCTTAGTGGAAAAGGATTAAATCCAGAGCAAGCAGTTAGAAATATTTGTCAGCAAAGAGGTATAAATGTAGATGAATTTATGTCTCAGCTAAAATAAGGATTTTGCAAAATCAATATAAATATTAAAAAATGGAAGGAGAATACTACTATGACAGATGGAGTATCTTTAGCAGACATTGCCGCAGTCACAGACAATAAAGACGGTATGTTCGGTGGTGCCGGTGGTGGCGGAATGTGGATTTTTGCACTTTTAATCCTCTTACTTATTGGTGGAGCTGGTTATTATGATATAGATGCAAGTGTATCGGTAGCCGCAAGTGCCGCAGGAAATATAACTGCTACACTTTTCAAAGATGGAGCACCAGTACAAGGAGCTACAGCCATTGCAACAGCAACAGCGGCAGGTGACATTGTAACTCTTCCTATATCAGCTCTTGTAAGGTTAAATTGTGATTGTGACACTGCAAATCTCACCATCGTTATTGGTGGACAAGTAGTAACCGCTCAGAACCTTGCATTTGTGGTAGAGAAGGAGTGATTAAGTTATGAGAAAAATTAATAAATATATAGACCATATTAAAGATGAAGTTGATGGAGCAGAGGAATATGCAGAAAAATATATTGAATTGAAAGTTAATAACCCACAATGGGCTAAACTTTACCATGATATGAGTAATCAAGAATTACTGCATGCTCAGAATTTCAAAGAGATGGGTGAATCTATATATGCAGAAATGAAGAATACTTATATGCCGGAAGAGACAGAAGAAAAGTGGGAGCATTGTATGCGAAAATATGCAGACAGAGTAGCTAAGATTAAAGTGATGTTATCAATGTAGGTGAGCATATGACATTTAATGAGAGTATTCCTATTGCAAAAGAACTTGCAGAAAACGAGCTTGCTAAACATTTTGATGTTGATGCTTTTATAATTCTTGCGCTTGTAGATAAGATGAATATTGATTTGGTACCAGATAACAGTGTGGATGAAGCCATTACAGATATTCAAGACTTGTTCGTTACTTACATGCATAATAGAAGTATCAGTAATCTTGAAGCATTAATGTCTACTATTAGGAAGATGTTAAGTGAGTTATATCACTCTTGCACAGCAGAAGAAAAAGAAGTATTCACTAAGTATCTATCTAATTTAGAAGATATAGTGCATACTGCGAATGTATAAGAATAGAGAGGACAAAAATCCTCTCTATTTTTTTATTTTAATGTACATAAAACTATTGACAATAATAGTTTTATGTATTACAATATAAATAAATTAAAGAAAGGAGAAATTATATAATGATTAAAATACATATTGGAGAGCCCAAAAAGCTATCCAACAACATTTTAGTAAAAAAGAGTGCTTTTGTAAGTTTTGATTATAATCCTGATATTGTGAATTTCATTAAGCAAATGGGGACAAGAGTTTATAATCCGGATAATCATACTTGGGAAATGCCTATAAACAATATAATAGGTTTATGTAATAAATTTGAGAATGAAGAAATCAAAATTGAAGGTATTTATGAAGATTTGCATAAGCAAGAATTTGAGATTGATATTCCAAAAGATTTTGAATTTAAAACAAAACCATTCAATCATCAGGTTGATGGTGTAAGATTTGGTTTAAATAAGAAAAAATTTCTCTTATGTGATGACCAAGGGTTAGGAAAAACAAAGCAAATTATAGACTTTGTTGGATGTCTTGAAAAAACAGACACAATCAATAAGGTACTTATCGTCTGTGGTGTAAACTCATTAAAATATAACTGGCAATATGAAATTGGTGTACATTCAGACGAAAAAGGATGGGTACTAGGTACACGTTTTAGAAAGACCACAGGAAAGGCATATGAAGGCTCAACAAAAGATAAGCTTGACGATTTAGACAATCTTCCAGATTGCAGATATATTATAACAAATATTGAGTCACTTAGAGCAGGAGCTAAAAAGATATCCAAAACAAAATATCATTTTCCGATTGCTGAAAAATTACAAGAATTATGTAAAAATGGAACAATCTCAGTAATTGCTTTTGATGAATGCCATAAGTCAAAAGACCCCACATCTTTACAGAGTAGAGCAATGTTATTATTATCTGCTTCATATATGTCAGCTATGAGTGGTACACCCTTAATGAACAACCCACTTGATTTATATTTTCCAATACATTGGTTAGGATATGAACAGCATAGTTTATATCAATTTAAACAACACTATTGCAAATTTGGTGGATGGGGTGGTTCACAAGTTGTTGGATATAAGAATCTTGAAGAAATAAGGGCATTAATGGAAAAAATAATGATTAGAAGATTGAAATCAGAAGTTCTTGATTTGCCTGAAAAGATTAGAAAGATTGAATATGTTGATATGACACCTAAACAGAATCAGATATATAAAGAAGTATATAATGGTGTTATGTCAGATTTACAGAAAATCAAATTTTCAAATAATCCGCTTTCCATGATGATTAGATTAAGACAAGCAACTGGATGGACAGGTATCTTATCAGACAAAGTACAGGAATCAGCAAAAATGGAAAGAATGATTGAACTTGTAGAAGAAATCACTGCAAGTGAACAAAAAGCTATTATATTCTCAAACTGGGAAAGTATAACAAGTGTTGCAAAAGAGAAATTGAAAGCTTATAATCCAGCTTATATCACAGGAGCAACTAAAGCGGATGAACGTATGAAAGAAGTTGACAGGTTCCAAACTGATGATAAATGCAGAGTTATAATTGGTACTATTGGAGCAATGGGAACAGGTCTTACATTAACAGCGGCACAAAATGTTATCTTTTTAGATTCACCTTGGAATATGGCATTAAAAGCACAAGCAGAAGATAGAGCTCATAGAATTGGTACAAAAGGAACAGTTAATATCATTACTCTTGTATGCAAGAGCACCATAGATGAGAGAATTGAGGAACTTGTTGAAAAGAAAGGACAAATTGCAGATGCATTAGTAGATGGAAAAGCAAGCGTTGATGATATAAATTTCTTACTATCATAAATAAAAAATACATAAAACTATTGACAATTATATTTTTATGTATTACAATATTAACAAAGAAACATATATATCATTTTTGGAGGATTAAAAATGAAAATTTACAAAGTATTTAAAAATTCACATAAAATATTAGCATATGTGAAAGTAAGTGAAAATGCTTGCAAAGCAATATTTGATACATCATATGCCGCTCTACAATTAGTGAGATATAATTATAATGATGATAGTATTAATGGGACACAGTTAGTTGATGTTAACGAACCACTTGAACCTGATGTACCTATACTTACGATATGTGCAGGAAAAAGGAGGTGATAATATGTCGGAGAAATTTTCAACAGCAAGAGCCGCACAGATACTTGATGTATCTACAAAGACCATTATTAGATGGTATAAATGGTATAATTCAAAATACTATGAGAAACCCGTAGGTTTGGTTTTACCTGAACCTGAAATTGATAATCGAGGTACAATGCTATTCACATTAGCTCAAGTACAGGAGTTAAAACGATTTTCTCAGTTGTTAAAAACTGAGTATCGTGGATGCATGGCAGAATTTAATGCTGTATATCAGTGGGGAAAACGTGGTACCCAGATTTTACAGTTAGGTAAACAATATAATAACAAGAAAAAAGGAGAGACATTAAATGAGTAGAAGAGATGGATTTGATTTATCAAAAATCATTGATGAATATAAGGAATCAAAAGATAAAGAAAATGCACTAAAAAAAGTAAATAATGAACTTAACGAGAATATCAAGAGTTATATGTATGAGCATGATATGAGTTCAGCAGATTCAGAGAAATATACTGCTATATTGACTAAAACCGATAAAGAATCACTAAATGAGGATTTAGCAATCGAGATTATCAAAGAAAATCTCAGTGGAGCTTTATTAGCATCAGTAATTAAACAGAAAGAGTATATTGATGAAGATGCTTTGGAAAAGCTGGTTTATAATGGAGATTTTGATATCTCTAAATTGGAAAAAGCTAAGATAACAAAAACATCTTATACACTAAGAGTCACAAGAAGAAAGGAGTGATGATATATATGGATGGCTATAGAGAAAATTGCATAGAGTGGATAACAGGCGAGGATACTATTACACTATCAATTAGTCAAAAGAAATTCATAACTAAGATTGAGTCATTATGTAAGAAACATCCTGACAAAGCTAAAATTATAACTTATAACAATGATGGTAGTATTTTAGCTAAACTACCGCTTAAAGCATTAAAACTTTCTATCATCGAAAAAGAACTTACAGACGAACAAAGAGAAGAAATGGCAGAAAAAGCCAAAAAAAGATTTCATGGAGGTAATTAAGAATGAGTAAAATTTGTAAATATGCAGGAGACCCAGCAGACGAGTACTGCAAGAATTGTGATGGAATAACAATGGAAGTTGATAATAAGAAAATAGCTTGTACAGAGTGTGCAGGCTACGAAGCAGGAGAAGATGAATTTATGGATATACCTGATATACCTGAGGAAGATGCATCTGTTGATGCTACATCAACAAACAATGAAGAAAAATCAGTCGAAAAAACAAATAAAACTAAAAAGAGTAACAACAATACAGCTACTAACAAAAATGTAAAATCTGCATTAAAAAACAAAGAAACAATCAACAAAAAAGAGGATAAAGCTGTTAAAGTTAAAGAAGAGAAGAAAGCTGTTGAAACAAGTAATGACATCAAAGTGGTATCTATGAGATATACATCCGGTGCTACAGTCAGGAAAGGAGATAATTATTTCAAATTTATCGCAGAGGAAGAGTGGGATGTATCACAGACAGAACAGAACATTGATGATGTAAGAGAACAGTTATGGGCTAAACTTAATTGTGAAGTAGATAAGCAGATTGAGGAATTAAATTCAATCAATTAAACTATTGTAATTTATTTATTTGTATGTTATAATAAATGTACAGCGTGAGAGACACGCAACAGCTGATATTAGGTTGGCGGACTTAATATCTGTAACAACTTAATATCAGTAATTAGATAAGTTATACACTTTGAACCGCCATTCAATTTGTATAACTTATTTTATTTTAGAAAGGAGAACTTCAATGCAAATGGTACACAATGAAAATTATATAACAATCCAAGGTTGGATGATTAATGAATTAGGATTAAAAGGAAACTCATTGATTATATATGCTACTATTTATGGATTTTCTCAAACTAATAATTGTGAATTTACAGGCAGTGCTAATTATTTAGCTCAATGGTGTGGGTGTTCCAGACAGACAGTTATGACAGTACTTAATAAGCTGATTGCAGACAATTTGATTATAAAACATGAAGAATTTAGAAACAATGTCAAGTTTTGCTCATATGGTGTAAATTTGACAGGATGTCAAAATTCTTTACAAGGGGATGTCAAAAAATTTGACAAGGGAATGTCAAAAAATTTGACAGGGGGATGTCAAAATTCTTTACATAATAATATAGATAAAAACAATAGAAATAAAAATATAGAAGATATTATAGATAAGAAAAATTCTAAAAAGAAATCTAAAATTGATATTAAAATCGAATCTATAGAAAAAAAATGCTTAGAATATGATTTAACTGATGAAGTTATAGAACTTTTAAGTAGATTTTTTAGAAATCTTGTAGAGAACCATAAAATGGTTACAGATGATAAAGTAAATGCTATTTTAACAAGATTAGCAAAAGTAAGTACAAAAACTCAAATAAATGCTATTCAGTTATCTCTTGATAACGGGTATATGAATATAGACCCAGATTGGTTAAAGATGAAGTCGAACCCATTAAACCGATTACCTCAGGAGCTAATATTAAATGGCACAACAACAGATGAGGGTAGAGAAAATTATCGTAACTTAATAAAAAATAATGACCCGAGTATAAAGCATTTTTAGGAGGAAGCATAGATGTCAAGAATTGGACTAGGATATAATCTAACACAACCGGATAAAAGATGTCTTAATTGTAAATATTGGGAATCTGCAAGAAATTATGGATTTTTAAAGGGTTTAGTAGAAAATGGACATTGTAAGCCTGGTTATTGTAAGAAAGATTTCAATCAAACACATAATAATAAAAACAAAAGGAGATGATTATATGTATGTAATATCAAAATCAGATACAAGTATAGCTTATATGAAAGATTGTGTACTTCATAGCTTGCCGCATGAACCTATTGGCATACACCAGAAAGATATATCCAATAACACTGGGTTCAATACAAGAGATGTAAGACATATTATTCAGAAGCTCAGAGATGATGGATATGCAATATGTGGTACACCTAATGATGGATATTGGATAGCACAAACCAGTTTTGAGCTAAACGATACAATATCTAAAATGAGGTCTCATATAGAACAAAGTACGGATACATTGGATGCACTCATGGAGACACAAAAAAGATTACAGATAAAAGAGGGGTTGAGATGAACATACAAGATTGTTGGTATCAACGAAAATGCACTAATAAATGCAGTGAAAATTGCTTAAGGTATAAATTAATGTATGCACTATTTAGACAGTCCCAATTGCCAGAATCTTTATGGAAATACAAAGATTTAACTGCTTGTGATAATGGTGATGTCCAGTCATTTATGCAACTTAAAGACATTAGTGATAATATATTAGATTTTATCAACAATGGAGATAATCTATATATTTATTCTTGTAACTGTGGTAATGGAAAGACAAGCTGGGCAATTAGATTAATGTATTCTTATTTTGATAACATATGGCATAAATCTTGTTTAGATTGCAAAGCATTATTCATAAGTGTACCTAAGTTTTTATATAATTGTAAAAGGTCAATATCACAAGATGTAAAAGGCTTTGAGGACTTATGCAATCTTATTAGTGAAGTTGATTTGGTAATTTGGGATGATATAGGAGAACTTGCAGTGTCAGGTTATGAGCATCAGATTCTATTTCAGTACATTGATGATAGAATTAATGCAGGAAAAAGCAACATATACACAAGCAATAAAGATAAAGAACAGCTCGAAAACGTGTTAGGTGATAGATTAGCTAGTAGAATATATAATTGCTCCATCCCTATCAAATTTATTGAGGAAGATAAAAGAGGTGTACATTAATGGTAGAATTGCAAATAATAAATAAAGTGCTTAAAGACAAAGATACATCTCTTTTAGATTTGAACGATATAACAAGAGATTATTTCAATCAGTATCAGGAAGAATATGACTACATAATGGAACACAAGCAAGAATATGGAAATGTTCCAGACCTAGAAACATTCATAGCAAAGTTTCAGGATTTTGATGTAGTCAATGTATCTGAATCAACTGAATATCTTGTTAATACATTTCGTGAAGAGTACTTGTATTCTCAGTCAGTTCCAGTGCTTACAAAGATGGCAGAACTATTACAGACAAATGCTTATGAAGCTGTAGATTATCTGAAAGCAAAAATACCTGAATTGAAGATTGCTGGTGCAGTAAAAGGTACTGATATTATATCACAAGCAAAAGAAAGACTTGAAGAATGGAAAGAAACAAAAGACAATCAAGATACTCACTTTATAGCGAGCGGATTTGAAGAGATAGACAATGACTTAGGTGGATGGCATAAAGGTGAGGAACTTGTAGTTTTATTTGCAAGAACTGGTCAAGGAAAATCTTGGGTGCTTATAAAAATGTTAGAACACGCATGGAAAGTATACCATGCAAAAGTAGGACTCCTAGAACCCGAAATGTCAGCGAATAAAACAGGATATAGATTTGACACTGTGCATCAACATATATCCTCCAAGGCTTTATATAAAGGCGAAGATGTACAAGGCTATGAGAAATATATAAACAAGTTGGCTGATGATGGAACACCATTCTATGTTGCTCATCCACGAGATTTTCAAAAGAAAGTAACAGTATCAAAGTTAAAAAGTTGGTGTGAAAGTAACAAGTTAGATATACTTGCTATAGATGGTATATCTTATTTGCAAGATGAACGAGGAAAAAGAGGAGATAATAAGACCACACAATTAACGAACATATCTGAAGATTTAATGCAGTTAAGTATTGACTTAAAAATACCAGTTTTAGTTGTTGTGCAATCAAACAGAGAAGGAACAATAAATGAAGATTTACAACTTGAAAATATAAGAGATTCAGATGGAATAGCTTATAATGCTTCAATTGTTCTTTCAATTCAACAAAAAGAAGAGGGTTTGCAGATACAGAATGTAAAGGCAAGAAATTCAAAAGTAGGAATTAAATGGGTGTATGCTTGGGATACAGATAGAGGTACTTTTGATTATATTCCTAATCCTGAAAAAGGAAAAGAAGATGAAGAAAAAAGTGAAGATTTAAGACGTAGATATCATGATAAAGAGGAAGATGAATATTGATGTTGTGCTATGATGAAGAATTATACAAAGAAGCAATAAATCAGCTAGACAATTTTTGTCTTGATATTTTAGATGATTTGAGTGATTTTGCAATCAAAAATGATTATGATAGAGAATGGGTTTTTGATAAGTTTAAAGAGAGACTTTTTAAATTTAAGTCAGCTTATATAAGAGGTGATATGGATTGATAAAATTACAAGATTCCTTTGACAAAGAAAAAGAAAGTGAGGAAATATTAAAATGGTATTTGTAATTGATAACTTAAAATATAATACAGATAAGATGGAATTGATTTCAGAAAAATGTGAATATACTTACACATGGACATTTGTATTAACAGATACTCAAATGTCAGGTATGGCTCATAATGTTAAAATTTGGAGAAGTAAGAAAGGTAATTGGCTAGTAACTTATACCAAACAAGGTTATTCTAATAATTTTGCAAATACTCTGACTGAGATTGAAGTTAAATCTCTCTTATTAAGATATGATTTGTCAAAGTATGAAGAATTATTTGGAGAGCTTGAGGAGGCATAAATCTTGATAAAACTACAAGATACAATTATCCAATCTGATACTCAATCAATATTAGATATGCTTAAATTTGACCTAGCCCAACATGGAGTTGATAGATTTCATATTTTCAGAAACAATGGTGAAAATGTGCAAACGAATTGTCCTTTCCACAAGAATGGACAAGAGCGAAAACCATCTTTTGGTGTAAATGGTGAGATTGATAAATGTCATTGTTTCTCATGTGGCTGGAGCGGTACAATAGAAGAAATGATATCTGAATTATATGGATATCAAGATGGAGGTAAATTTGGAAAAAGATGGCTAATAAAAAGATTTAATACAGTAGAAATTGAAACAAGACCAAATATAATGGAGGGATTTAATGACAGAACGAGTGATATTTATAATCGTAATAGGTGCAATAATATATGCGATAGTGAATATAATAAGGATTGTGATAGATATATTGGAGAACTGGAACTAGATAAGTATAGATATATTCATCCTTATATGTATGAAAGAGGATTGACAGATGAAATTATAGAAAGGTTTGATATAGGATATGACAGAGAGCGAAAAGAAATTACATTCCCAGTTAGAGACACTGAAGGAAGATGTGTTTTTGTTGCTGGAAGAAGTGTCGAGCGAAAGTTCTTCCGACTTCCCAAAGGTCTCGATAAGCCTATCTATTGCGCAGATAAATTTAGAGGTGGAGCGTATAGAACGGCTTATATCACTGAGTCATTCTTGAATTGTTTAACTTGCTGGAAATATGATAAACCCGCTATGGCTATGGCAGGCACCGGAAATAAAAAGCAGTATGAAATATTGAATAAGTTACCAGTGCGGGAATATATTCTTGCATTTGACCCAGACGAAGCAGGAAGAAAAGCAACAGAAAGATTTAGAAAGAATGTACACGGAAAAATTATAAAAGAACTTGTATATCCAGATAATCGTGATATAAATGATTTGCAAGAAGAATTTTTAAATTGCAAAATTATTTTTTAAAAAAGTGTTGACAAATCTACTTTTATGTATTACAATATACTTGTAAATAAGAAATACATAAAAA